CAGCCTATCCTAAGGTGCGTAAGAACAAACTTCTTGAAGCTTACGAGGATCGTGGAAACAAAGGTTTTGCGTGGAATAATCTTATGTTACAGCGTTGGGTTGACCACGAAGGTGTTGAACATCGTGTACTTGATGACTATGAACGCAATAGGCAACTTATTGATCTTAAGGCTCAACCACTTGAAATCAAAGAACTTATCGTTGACACTATTAGACAAAATAGTTGTCCAAAAAATGTTGAGCAAGTAGGCATGAGATTATTAAAATTTTGTGGACTTTTTGACCTTGCTAAAATTTCTGAGCAAGCTCAACAATATGCTGAACCCTTAAACGCAAAATATCCGGAGTAAAAAGAAATGGAGATGAAGGCTAAACCTGTCATTGATGGAAAGTTTTGGATAGTAGAGAACGGAGATAGTCGTGTTGGTACTTTACAGAGAGACGAGTCGAATAACTTTATACTTGTTTCAAATAAACAAAAGGCGATTTTCAAAGACGTTAAAACTTTGGAAAAGCAATTTGGAAAAAACTTTTTCGTTACAGCAACTACAAAAGGTCAATCTCAATCAACTGAGATTTACGGATATCCAACAAATTGTATCCCGCATAACCCAATGTATGATATCAAACGTAAACTACCTCTTTTCACCAAAAGCGATGCCAGCAAGAGTGTTTATTGCGCTGGTTATTATGCTATTCGTTTCGATAAAGGTTGGGTAAGAAGTTTTTGTCCAAAACTGATTACTATACAGCGTTATGAGCACAAAGGCCCCTTTAAAAATGAGCTAGAGTTGAGACAGGTATTAAGCAATGTCAACCGATAGAATCAGTTTAGCAGTATTAGAGGAATTTATTAAAAAGGTTCGTTTATCTATTAGAAGCGGACAAAAAGAAATTAGAATACCCGCTAATGAGGCTGAAAATGTAATCCATAATCTCAGCCTCATAACCTTACGTCTCTTAGATCGAGATCAAAAGACAGAATCTAAGGCTGATCCCGAAGTTATAAGCGTCGTTATGGATGGTGGAGGCTTTGAAGAAAAGCGATAAATATCATACTAAGGAAGTATGATATGAGTCGCCCAAAACCTACTGTTATATTAGAATATACAAATAAATAAACATATAAAGTAGAACAAATTCTAGATGCTGAAGCAATCTGGGCCGTCTTCTTCAAGAATCAGCCGTTTAATCTAAAAAGCAGCTCACTTGTATCAAATTACCCCGGTCCAAAATATAAGAAGACCTCATTTTCAAATCCAGGACACGCTCACAATTTAGCAAAGAAGTTAAATACCATGTTCAAGTGTGAGGACTTTACGGTTGTTAAGCTCACACAGGGCGAGACCGTGATATGTCAGGATTAAAAGAACTCTATACAAAAGTATTCCTCCAACAAGCAGGACTTCCTAGCAACGACGAAGCTATACATCAATATATACGCAAGTGGTTTCGCAATCCCCGCGAAAAACTCGATAGTAGTCTTACACTAACTGACGAAGGATTTGAATTCCTTATTACCAAGGTTGGATTAAAATCTTATCGAATTCCATTTCCAAAAGATTTTCAAATAACAACTCAAGTGGTCCTATTTTTGGACAAATTTTTGGACTGTCCAAATTACTACAATAAAAAAGAAATATTCGTCTTCGGTGAAAGAAAAGCCGCCGAGCTCATGCTCTTCTCAGGAGACGTCCGAAAGTATGGAATTGCTAAGGCACTCGCAAGGCAAAGAGAACTAGAAAAATAATTTTGGCTCACTTATTTTGGATCAGGTGTTGACGTAAGATCTATAGGTGCTATTATACATTATAGACATTACAAGGAGCCAACAGTATGTCAGATCTAGGTGTTCGCACAGTTTCCATTAACGGCGCTAAGAGCGCTCTTCGTCACGCTTTCCGTAAGCGTCGTCCAATTTTTATCTGGGGCCCCCCGGGCATTGGTAAGTCCGATGCTATCCACCAGCTTGGTGCTGAGATGGAGGCAAAGGTTATCGATGTTCGTTTGTCGCTTTGGGAGCCTACTGATATTAAGGGTATTCCTTATTACAACTCCAATGACAATACAATGTCTTGGGCGCCTCCGGTTGAGCTTCCGGACGAGGCTACTGCTTCGCAGTATGAGCATATTGTCCTGTTCTTGGACGAGATGAACTCTGCTCCGCCGGCTGTTCAGGCTGCGGCTTATCAGCTCATTCTTAATCGTCGAGTTGGTACCTACAAGCTGCCGGACAATGTGCTGGTTGTTGCTGCTGGTAACCGCGAGGCTGATAAGGGCGTTACGTATCGTATGCCTGCTCCGCTTTCCAATCGCTTTGTTCACTTAGAACTCCGTGTTGACTTTGATGACTGGTTGAGCTGGGCTGTTGACAACAAGATCCACAAGGACGTTGTTGGTTACCTGAGCTTTGCCAAGCAGGATCTTTACGACTTTGATCCGAAGACCGCAAGCCGCTCGTTTGCTACGCCGCGTTCTTGGCAGTTTGTTAGCGAGTTGCTGGACGACGAGATTGCCGATAGCACTATCGCAGATCTTGTGTCGGGTGCCGTTGGTGAAGGTACCGCAGTTAAGTTTATGGCACACCGTAAGGTTGCTGGACGTATGCCTAACCCGACGGACATTCTCCACGGTAAGGTTAAGGAGCTCAAGGTTAAGGAGATCTCCGCTATGTATTCGCTGACTGTGTCGCTGTGCTACGAGCTCAAGGACATTGCTCAGAAGAAGGACAAGAAGTTTGACGAGTTTGCGGATAACTTCTTCCGCTTTATGATGGATAACTTCGAGACTGAGCTTGTGGTTATGGGTGCTTAGATTGCTCTTACTAACTACGACTTGCCGCTGGATCCGAGCAAGATGAAGAACTTCGACGAGTTCCACGATCGCTTCGGCAAGTATGTTATCGCTGCGAACCAGTGATGTTGGCGGTGTCAGGGGAGGCCGAAAGGTCTCCTCTGATGCTATATAATATTGCCTATAGGAGATTTCTATGCCTACATATAAAGCACCAGTTGAAGAATATATTTTCTTAATGAATAAAGTTCTTAAGATCGATACTGATCTTGCTGAACCTGTCTTACAAGAAGCAGCAAAGTTGTGTGAAGAAGTTATTGCTCCTACTAATCAAGCAGGGGATTCTGGATGTCATCATCATTATCATGCCGCTACAGAAACACAGGCAGAAATAAATACCGTACATGTTCCAGAAGAGTTCCACGAACCGTGGAAGAAGTTTAAGGAAGGAGGCTGGCTTGGTCTATCAGTTCCTGAACAGTATGGTGGACAGGGTTTACCATATACACTTGCGAGTGCTGTCAACGAGTTTGTATCCTCGGCTAATATGGCTTTCTCTCTTTGTCCTGGCCTTACTCGTGGGGCCATCCAAGCATTACTATCCGTAGCATCTGATCCACATAAACAACATTTTATTCCGCCTATGGCTCGCGGTGAGTGGACAGGAACTATGAATCTTACCGAACCGCATTGCGGAACAGATCTCGGTCTACTCAAAACAAAAGCCGTAGACAAGCATAACGGATCCTATGAGATCACAGGACAAAAGATTTTTATCTCTTGTGGCGAACATGATCTAGCAGACAATATTATTCATCTTGTTCTTGCTCGTGTTGAAGGAGATCCGGAAGGTGTTAAAGGTATCAGTATGTTTGCTGTTCCTAAGGTACTTGCCGACTTCAGTCGCAATAAGGTGTCTTGTGGTTCTATTGAACATAAGATGGGCATTCATGGTTCGCCTACTTGCGTTATGAATTACGACGGTGCTACGGGTTTCCTTATAGGTGAGCGTTGTAAGGGTCTCCAGGCAATGTTCATTATGATGAACGAAGCAAGACTTGGTGTTGCTGTTCAAGGTCTATCACAATCGGAGTTGGCTTATCAAAATGCTGTCACATATGCTAAAGAACGTATTCAAGGTCCAAAGCTCACGGATCCCGCAGGTGGCTCTGTCGCTATCATTAACCACCCTGATGTTCGCCGTATGCTATTGGATATTAAGTCTAATATAATACCGTCAAGGCTTCTTGTTATTAAGGCAGGCGTGTTATGCGACGATCCTTCGGA